ATATGTTTAATTACATCCTGTAAAAAGTCAAATTTGTTAGTAAGTACTACATCTAGTAGATTATCCCTTATTTTCTCACCTACACCCACAATCGGTGTATTTTTAGTGTAGGCATATATAATTAAAAAACTTTCATCAAATGTTAAATGTTTTTTATCTAAATTCAATATTACTATAGAGGTTTGTTTCACAATTTTTTTACATAAAAGTTCATATTCTTTCGGGCTTAATCCCCCCTCCTCTTTTTGGAAGGGGGTGTGGTGGATAGTAGAATATCCACCAATTTTTATATTGATATCAGGACTAAACCCCACCATTAAAATGTTATTCATCTATATTCAATCCCCCATATCTTCCAACCCCATAATTAAATCTAAACGATTATATATTTTACCTAATTTATATTGAATGTACTCTGCATAATCTTTCATAATTTCTATAGTTTCTTGTAGCAATTCGTTTGCTGACTTTAATTCACTATTTACCCTTCTTAGCTTTTTATTTTCTTCTATAAGTCTATCTACTTCATTACGAATCCATTCACTTCTTTCCATATATCTTCTAAGTTGTACTTCATCACTTTGAAATAATTTAATTAAATCCTCAAGAGCTTCCTGCTTATCGTACATCTATATCACCTAACCTTTCTACAATCTCATAGAAGTCTTTATCTGATAATATAAAATAATCCTTCCCATCCCCAAAGGAGAAGGCAAGGGCGGGGGTTTTACCAGTTAAAAACGCTTCCTTCTCAATCTTTTCTAACCATTCCTTCTTTATGGTAATAGATTTAGAGGGTTTGATTCTCGTCTTAGCCTCTATTCTAAAATTCTTACTTACTACATCAGATTTATTAAACCATATAGCTCCTGAATTCATAGTCTGTCTAGCTTCTTCTTTAATCTCCTGCAAACTCTTTGTTATCCTTCTCTCCTGTTTCTGAGATTTCTTCCTTTTCTCCATCTACTCCCACCCCCATTTCTGCAAGTTCTTTCACTGCACTCAACATACCTAATTTAGCTAAATCATCTATATTCTCTTTAAATATATCGGTAATATTCATTACTACACCGTCTACTATTTGAGGCACTATCTCATCTTCGTTTTTTCTTAAATACTCCATAGTTATATCTATATCTATATTCCTTACTAGCCTAACTTCCAGGTAACTGAATATAGCATAAATTGCTATACATACTCCTAAAAACATTGCAATTTTTAACACTCGCCTACCCCCTCACAATATCTTGAACTAGATTAAATATTTTAAAGTATAGTTTACCTTCATTATTTTTGATATCATCGATAATAGCTTCTTGAGTCTTTTTAACCCCATTCCATTTTAAATCCTTACCTTCCTCGTCCACCATTATTTCACCTGTGCGGAGATCGACAAGAGTAAGCCAATTACTTCCTTGTAATACTCCAATTTCTTTAGCCACTGCTATTAATTCAGCTACCCTATCTACACCATGCTCATAATATAAATCAATTGTTGCTTGTCTAAATGGAGGAGCTATTTTATTCTTAGTTACTTTAACCCTTATCTGTTGCCCAAAATATTTCCTATCACTCCCTGCACCCTTAGTGAAATAATCACCTATAGCTACCTCTAAAATATGGGTAGCAGCGTGTTGAATACTCCTCCCACCCGCCACTGTGGTAGGAGTACCGTAGAGACTAAATGAACCTATACGGTCTCTAAGTTGCTGTATAAAAATTAAGGAGGTAGCTGATTCTCTTAACAATCCAGAATTAACTACTTTTCTCATAGCCTTAGAATTCAATTTTGCTGTACCTCCCACCCTTGATTCTTTGTCCCAATCAGTTTCTTCTAATTCTTCTTTAGGAACTAATCCGTCTAATGAGTCCAACACTATATAACTAAAGTTTCCATTCTTCAACATATACTCAATCATATCGTATACTTTCTCAGCGTGAGTGTCAGGCTGGACAACCATTAATTTATCAATATCAACCCCTAAAGTTTTAGCCCAATCTGGATTAAAGCTATTTTCTAAATCTATAACAATATTTTCTTTATCTGGTTCATTTTTCTGTGCTTCTGCTATTGCTAAACAAGCAATACTAGTTTTTCCAGCTTTGGCAGCACCTTGGAGGAGGGTGAGTCTACCCTGAGCAAACCCCCCGCCCATAGCTAAATCTAGTAATAGAGAGCCTGATGATCTTACTTTAATATCCGTTAATGTTTCATCCTCACCTAATAGAAATATAGAATCTTCCCCAAATTCTTTTCTAAAGGATGTTACAAAATCTTTTGTATCCATCTAATCCCTCCCAACAATCAACTCTTCAGCCATTGGTAATGTTTCTATCCATTCACAAAATTCTTGCCACTCTTTTAAGCGATGTGTTTTACGTTGTGAGTATATAGTTTTTAAAGCTCTGTAGTTAGTCGTCAGTCTAGCAGTTAATTCAAACCCGGCGGGGTTGGAGTAGATTAATCTATAAAAATCTTCTATACTCTCAGTTTCATTGTATCTTTCCTGTAATTCTCTCATTATTTCAATAATTCTAGGATCAACATATTTGTTATAACATTTATCTAAATCAAATTTACTCATCCTATGCATAGTTGACTGACTAGATACAAAAAACACAAATCTATATCTTTCCATTTCCACCCACATTTTATTAGTACATGTCAAGTCAAACTGAACAGTGATACCAGTGAGAAATTGGTCATGTGCTGAACCTTTTGGGGTTTGAGCTAATTTTATTGCTCTGTTAAAATCTTTAGCTTGAAGATTTCCTTGAAATGCTTCATGCTCTAAATCCATCGCTTTTTTCAAAAAATTATATTCATCTGGAGTCTCAGTTACCATTGGGTAGCCACTCGCTATTATACTGTGGCCTAAACCATAAACTCCAACATTTTTTATTTCCATTCTACGCTCCTCCTCTATTTTCTAATCTTCTACTATCAAGGACATCATTCATTCTCCTTGTTATTTCCCTAGAAATAGCATCTGCTCTCCTCTCATAACCCTCTCTCAATGCTTTTACTGCTATCATCATTGAAAGACTTTCAGTATATTTTTGTTCCCATTCCCTATATAGAGGTTCAGTATGAACCATAGCCTCTCTTAACTCCCGCCCACCTTCTTGTAAGGTATAGAGTTGTTTTTTAATTGTATCTCTAATTTCTCTAGCGGTTGCTTGGTCTATATCAGCTATAGCCTCTACCCATCTTGCATAAGCTACTACAGAAGTCCACTTGTCTAAATAATCCCCTAAGACGGAAAAAGGAATATTAGCTATTCCTCCGTATGCTTTTTTCATGTTCTCCCATTCAGAAAAAATATCTATACCTTCAGCCGATTCTGTAGGCTTACTAGGAACGGGAAGTCCGGCCTTAGCTATTTTAGCCTTCGTAGTTTCCCTAACGGTATAGTTAGCAATTTCCTTTTCAATTTCTTGTCTGTTCATAAACTATCTCCTCCAAAAGAGTTCTGTAAAGCCTTAGATACATTTCTTTAGCTTCATTACTCTCCCGACAATGGAATGTTATATTGAATGAAGTCTCCCTGTTATTCCAATCCGCCACCCTCATTAATTTTCTAGATTCTAGAATCGCTATTTCTTTATCTACTATATCTACGTAATAGAAATCATTCACTGAAAGTTCCCCGCATGATGGATGCAATTTATTATATATAACCATACTTAATGTATCTTCTAATTTCTTATATTCAGGGAAACATTGTTTTATCGGGGCGGATATGTCCGATAAATAAGCTTCAGAAGCATCGTGTAATAAACCTAACAATTGAGTTCTGGGGGGTAATCCTAACTTCCTTAACACTAATGCTACATCTACTGAATGTTCTGCTACCGAATAAAACTTATTTACATGTCCGTTATATCTGCATTGCATTGATAAGGCATGTGCTATATCTTCTACACAAATTAGATTTTCGTATGGGTAAAATGGATTGAACATTTTACCCGTATAGGTCATAATGTACGCATTTTCTTTACTCATCCCTCAATCCTTCCTCCCTCTCCCATGCTTCTTTCATTTTTACGAAATCCTCCCAATGTATCGCAACTAAAACATCTTTAGCATTACCTTTCTCCCTCATAACAAGAACAGGTAACTTACTTGATTCTTCTGCTTCTTTTTTTAACTTCTCCCACCATCTGAATATCCCTATTCTCTTGTAAACTTTACACTCTATTTGATAGGTAGGGTGTATAATATCTCCTGTTCTTGCATTTCCTTCGTCATCACTATTGACTGCACCAGAACCCATATTTCGTTTAGCACCATCAAAAATAAGCTTTCCTACCCAACGTTCAAAAGCCTTCCATAATTTATCACCCATTAAATCACTCCTTCATAAACAAATTTAACCATTCCTCATTAGGCTGTTTTTTCCTATTCCCACTAATATTACCTTTATTTCTCCCCTTAGATAGTAAGTAAGAATTATTACTTCCTTGAAGTGGTATTCCTTCAGATACATATATAGGTATTTCGTTATTTACAGACTCTATAAATTTGTAAATATCAACACTATTTTTATAACTGGTCGTTCCTAGATAAGGTGGGTCAATGTATATAATTGCATTGTTTAAATTATCAAATAAATATAGGACTTGAAATATGTCAGAGTGTATTGCATTTATACAACCTGATAAACTATTTACTATATCCTCCACCCTGCTGAAAAGTGTATCTGGCATAGGCATCATAGGGTTTACAGAACTTCTTCTTTTGCTTGTGGCTGTAGGTTTCCAGTAACTTCTGAAAGAATTATTTTTCCATTCATCCCCCTCAATCCATATTTGTTTACTACCAAAACTTCCTGCTTGTAACATTAAATAGTGATAAACCTTTAATTCTTCGTTTACTGGTTCATTAGATAAATTTTGTAGATATTTTTGTATGTTCTCAATACTTGGTAATTTATTTAATTCTTTTCTAAATACATCTAACTCAAACTCCTCATTCGCTACAGTATTCCAGAATAAACCATATAATCCTATATCGACCATGACTATATTAGTAGGGTGTATCCCTCTATTAATTAACTCTAACGTGATAGCACCACTACCACAACATAAGTCAAAAAATTTTGTATTTTCATCTACTTCGTTATCCGCTAGAATAATATCTACTATCTTCTTTGCTAATCTCACTTTCCCCCCTTGGTAAGAACAGGGTGGGACTAGTCTGGAGGAATTACTCATTATATCCCTCCAATACTTCTCTAATATCTCTACCAGATTTCTTTTTATCTCTATAACTCCATGGTGGATCACAATAAATAATGTGGTATTTTTTCATCCTGATCCCTCCTTTTTGTTCTTCACAATAAACATACGGAGGGAATCTTTAAAATGAATAAAACCTAACTCAATTAAGAGTTAGGTTCTTTATCACATATTGATTTATAAGGACAAAATCTGCAACTTAAGCTGTCTGCTTCTTTATCTGGAAGTTCATCGTTTAATACCTTATCCTCCACCCCTTGAATCCTGTCTACAACCCATTGTAATTGTTCATCTTTGTAATCTACAGTATAAGCCTTTAGATTTTGAGTCCCTTTACATAAATACAGAAACATTACTTTTCTAATTCCTATACATAATGAATACATTGCACCCTGCTTTATATGGTCAGGTAGAGGTTCCTATTGATATTCAAAATCTTTAGGATTGATTGTTTTAAACTCAAATAAGAAGGGATAGTTTTCATACTCCATTGCTCCATCTATCATAGCTGAAATAGGGAATTTTTCAGTAAACCTATAATCTAAAAACTTAATTTCCATGGGAGGGGCATCATGTTCTTCTAAAATCTCCACCCCTTCCACCCCATAGAAAGGTAATTCATTCTTAGGTAGTAATTTTATTAGGTAACCTTCTTTATCCATTTCCATAAAAATATCTCTTTGTATCCACTCATGTAATTGAGTACCTACTTGAAGTATCCTCTGGCTTCTAGGGTAAATATTATCCGTACCTTTAAAACCTTTTAAAAAATAATAAGTTTGTCTCTCGCATTTATAATACTGGGAGGGTCGGAAGGCTAGTCTAGAACTCTTTTCCGCTCTCTCCTCAGCTTTATCTACCAAAAATTTATCTATCTCATCTATAAACTTCTCTTCAAGAGATTTATTCTTCTCTCTTTGCTCCTTTTTTATTTGATTAGCTAAACTCTTTAACCCCATATCTCTGCTCCTTCCCTAAAGTCCTCTATAGTCAAACCTAAATCAAATATCTGCTCCTGATTACTTACAGCTACAAAATCTATATCATCTATACAAAGATAATAGAAATATTTATACTCTGTACGTGCTTTACTGTAATACTTTAACTTAACCTTGGTAGAAAAGAATTGGGATAATCTTTTAATTTTCTCCGCATTTATGTGTATACTGTCGATATCAAGTATACCTAACTCTTCTTGGATTTGCTTGTAGAGCTTTGCTTTTTCTAAGAAATCATACATCATCTTCACCCCATACCTCTTTTAAATCGTCCTCGCTCAGCCTCTGCCCCCATCTTTCAGCTACTTCTATATCCGATTTCATTCCGCATCGTAATGGAATTGCATTACACATTATTTCTGCAAATTCTTTTAATGGTTTCATCTCTAGGTCTTTCGGTATATCTAAAATAATTTCCGTTCATACCTTATCTTTCAATAAGGACTAGACTATATCATAGTTAAGAAGCTTTTGGGTAATCTTCCTAACTCCCCCCACTTCCACCATAAAGGTGTACTCTACTCCCTTAATTTAAAACTACCTTTATCCCATTCGTTTTAAATCGGTTTCGATAGTCGTTGAGGGTATGCTCTTGCCTATTTTATAGTATAGAGAGTATAATTGGTTATCTTCTACAAATTCAAAAACATCCTCTATTAATGCTTTAGTAGTATCTACTGGGATGTATAGATAAGGGTATTTCCTTCCATCTTTTTTCTTATCCCATCTTAATGTAGGTCTTTTAATTGGGTAGTAACCATATATCTTATTTGCCAATTCCTCCGTTTCTTGCACAGAGAACATATTACAATAAATATGCATAAAATGTTTTTTCTGATGATAAGTTCCGTCATCTAAATATAGCATGTAAAGACCTTTTAGGCTCAATAGCTTTATACATTCACTAATGCTTTTTAGTGCTATATTAGTTATCTCTTCACTTGATCTAGTGCCAAATCTATACGATATATTACCCTTTCTATACCCTGACTTTGCTTTCCTTATTTCTCTAGGTAAGTATGGTTCACACAGCTCCCTTTTAAATTCCAAATAATCTCTTGATTTTGAAAAGAAAGTCATATAATAATTAACACCACTTTGATACATACCTCCATCACCTAGTTTAGCATTAATAAGAATATCAAGAGCATCTCCCTGCGGATTACCTATTTTCTTTACCATTTTATCACTCCTTCACCTTAAACATACGAAGGTTTCTATACCAGTGAATAAAACAGTAAATCATCATATAATTTTTTAGACCTTCACGTTTGTTGTCGCCAACTACGTTGTGGTATTATATGCTTTAAGGCTTTCCCGCATATCGAGGGGTTTACCCACGACAAAATTACTTATCGTGCACCCATAAAAGTATATTGCAATCATATTTTTTAAGTGCAGGTTGTAAATCTATAGTAGCTTTTTTCACCATATCAGCAGCACTGCCCTGAATAGGGCTATTCTGACCCTTCCTATAAGCAGATTCTAGTAACCATTGCTGACCTGAGGTAACTTCAGGATAAAATCTTCTTTTTCTCCCTAATAAAGTTTCTACATACATCTTCTCTCTGACTTGTTTCTTAATCTCCTGGATCCACTTTGCCACCCCAGGATATGTCTGCATATAAGAATGAATATACATTTGAGCTTCTTCTTCACTAATCTCTAATGTATCCGCTAATCCCATAGCTGTGGTACCATACACTATTGCAAAGTTAACCGTCTTAGCTTTACTTCTCATCTTTCCAAATTCAAGCCCTAATTCTGCTTCTTCTAGTAAGGTATCTCTATCTTTAGTTAGTATAATTCCTTCATTTAATGCCTTATTTAAATGTTCTTCATCGAATTTACTGTGATCGATATTTCCATCCTTATCCCTGAAATAATCTGATACTTTTCTTAACCTCTGGAAAGTATCTATATCTGTTTTCCTATCAGGATATTTATTATTCCAAATTGTTACCGCTGTAGTAGCGTGGACATCTCCACCCTCGGTAAAAATTTTATGCATTACTTCATCCCCTGATATATGGGAAAGAATCCTAAGCTCCTGGCTAGAGAAGTCCAACGATGCTAATAACCTGCCTTCATCTGCTATAAAAGCATTTCTAATTAAGTTAGTGTACGAAGGGATCTGCTGGAGATTCATCTCGTTGTAGGGGAGTCTTTAAACTCCCCACCCCCGTTTCCGAGGGGATCGGACTATATCATTACCTCATTGAGGTATCGGGCTCTCTTGTCTGCTTTATTGGTTAGGCTCCTCAACAGTTAGTCTCTACACCTTCTAACCTACTTTTATGCCTTTCAGTTAGCTTGGCTCGGGATTAGCATAGCTTCACGCCTTAGCCTCCCCCGAATTCACCCGATTTTCAATAGTGAGTCACCTCACTATGCCCCAATCTCTTTAGGGTTAGAGCTGCTCATTCTACCAGTGTCTTTTATAGTAGAGAAACTTGTATGAATCCTACCATTAATAATCTGGTTTGGTAATTTATCTGCAAAAGCATCTACCAGCTTTACCACCTGTCTATACTCTAAAATCATTGGAATTACTTCGTGTTCATTCTTTATCTTATTTAAGGTCTTTTTGTCAGTTGAATCTGACTTCTTTTGATTAACTCTAGGTAAGCCTAAATCTTCATATAATACTTTAGATAGCTGTTGTGGTGAATTTAAATTTATCTCTCCTGTGTACTTATAAATTTTTTGTTTTAATTCGTCTAGCTCTCTGTGTAATTGGGGTGCTACTGTATTTACTAAATAACCTTCGTCTACCCTTATCCCCCGCTCCTCAGCTTCAACTACAATATTAATAAAAGGTATTTCTATATTAAAATAAAGATCATGTAGTTTTTTAAGATTAGGGGATTTAAGATGTTTGATTTGAAATTCATACATTTTATAGGTTAGTTCAGTGTCTTTAGTAGCGTAGAATGTTGCCATATTACCTATTCTAGTTTTAGGGTTTATTAAGCATGGCACCCTATCGAATGTAACATTACCAAACAATTGAGAGAATGTATCACTGGGAATCTTTAAGTAATGAGTCGCCATATGTTTTAATGCTTTAGATTGTGTCTCATCTAATATGGCTTGAGCAATCATTGTATCGAAATAACAAACAGTCTTTACATCTAAATATCTACGAATAATATGGTAATCAAATCCGTAATTATGAAATATTTTATTTAAGTTCCTTCTCTCAAGTATAGGGTTTAGTTTCTCTTTTACCAGTTCAAGAGGTAAGCATTTAACATAATCTACACCTAATGTTAGCTTCTCCTCCCCACCACCTTCTTTAAACTCCTCATAAGCATCTGCATTGTATCTAATATCATCAACATGTTTCAAAGGTACATAATATCCTCGATGGGGAGCATAAAAAGAAATACCTACAATTTCATCTCTATATTTGTCTATCCCTGTAGTCTCTGTATCTATGGCCACCATATCTAAACCACTTAACCAAGTAACCAATTCCTCTAAGTCCTGCTCAGTCCATACAGTATTGTAGTGGCGAGGTAAAACTGTTTCTTGAGACATTTTAATTATCTGTAATTCCCTCTTTTTGAAATTCTTCTTTTTAGCCCATGCTAGGAATCTTTCTACTTCCTGTTCAGTATTTAATGAAGAGAATTTATCTTTAAATAATGGATAAACTTCATCTAGATACCACTTCTCCCCCACCTTCAACTTCCTCTTTTTCTTCTCTTTGTCTTTATTCAAGATACTTTCAATTTCCTCGTAAATATTCACATAATCCCTCCTCCTACTAAATAAACCCCGTATAGGGGTAGGGGGATTAGATTAAAATGGAAATCCCCCGTCTACTTCAGGTGTGGTAGGGTCTACATCAGTTACTTTCTGATTAATAAGATTCTCTACCTCCTCTGCTGTCATTGGCTCTATTAGTGATTTAATGTCTGGTAATTCTAATTCAGATGTGTCAAATTCTTTAGGATCTCTTGGGAAGAATTGATATGTTGTATTTACACCTTCCCCTTGTCTTAATATCTTGAAATCTCTCTTAGTTAAGTCTCCGTATTCTTCAGCTAGCCCAACAATAGCTATTCCTATTGTCTTAGAAGCTTTAAAAATCTTAACCTTCTCATCTTTACGATCGTATACAGGAATGTAAGTTCTAAATGAAGCATATTTACCAGCTTTACATAATGGGCAATTATCTTTACCTAAGCATCTAATGTTCACCCATCTTCCGTTGATTTTCTCTGTATGCTCATATACAGAAATAAGATCCTCTAATGGTTGTATTATTCTTATCTCTGTGGACTCCCCCGCCTTTAAACTTAAAATTGTTGTACTATTTTTGCTTGCCTCCTTTATGGCCCCTAATCCTTTACCTACATATAAATTCATTAAAATTCCTCCTTTTTTTATTTTGTTCAAAGTTAATATACGGTGGGAGTTACCGAAGTGAATAAAAAAGAGGAAGATTTTTTTTATCTTCCTCTTAATATAATAATTCGGATAATACTTTTCTTACCTGTAACCAATCTTTCGCTACAGTAGGTCTTGATACCTTTAACTTTTCTGCTATTTCAGCATGTGTATATCCAGCATGTCTTAGCTTAAAGACTTTTGTTTCTCTTTCAGTTAATAATCTCTCTAAATCAATCTCTAACTCTATAGATAAACCTTCTTTATGGTAACCGCCTATTGTTGTAACTTGTGCTTGTTCTGATGCATTAGAGTTTTTTCCAAAGGCGTTTGCTCTCTCATCGCTATCTACGCTTATATTCCCTGTAATAAAGTCTACTACATTTGCTCCAAATTCATCACTAGCAGCACTAGTGCCTTGAACAGAAGATTGACCCCTTGAATGTCTTACATGGTCTATAATTACTCGATCAATAACTCTCGTAAAATAAGTATTAGCACTAGCTTTTGAAGGATCAAACTTCCTGTAAGCCTGGAACACTTTTATCATTGCATCTTGCATTACATCTTCTCTTCCAATATAAGTAGGCAGCTTTACATTCTTTGTATGCAATTTGTGATTACATAACTTTCTTGTCGCCTCCAATAACTCATCTAGACTATCATCCGCCACCATATCATTAAATGTTCTTCTTTCTTCCACTATGATAGACCCCCTTGTAACATTTTGATTGTAGTAGATTAAAATAGTAATCTAAATAAGATATCGTCTCTATATTCTTTAATTTACCTCCTAGCAGTAGATCATTAGGATCTTTGAAGTCGATATTACTAATTGTATCTATTCCCCACTGTACCGGGTACTTAACAACCTCGACTTTCATTAGTGTGTTGGAGATAAGATTATAAGCATCTAAATTCCCTTTTACTCCCCACTCATCATTATCTAGAAATAAAACTACCTTGTCTACTCCAGCTAACTGTAAGAGCTTTAATTGGTGCTTTGACAGAGTTCTCCCCATTAATGCAACAGCAGGTATTTTGGCTTCATAACAAGATAGTACATCCACGGGCCCTTCCACGATAAAAACTTCATTTACTTTCCCATATAAATAATTCAATCCATACAAAACTTTGTTCTTAGGGGCGTTTTTAGGGATATGATAAAACTTACTATTCACATTCCTCTTTAGTATAAATAATGGATTACCATGCAAATCCCGTACAGGGAATGTTATGGAATAGGTTTCTTCATCATATCCTATTTCATATTTTTGTAATGTGTAATCCGATATCCCTCTTCTTTCAATGTAACTATGCCTCTTTCGCCTATAGTTGAAAATTTCTTCTTCTGTCACATCCCTCCAGTCCCCTATTTCAACTTCATCATCAAATAACCTTACATCCAAGGTAGAGTAATCTTTTAATATTTTATTGTACGCTTGTAAGTAATTAATTCCTAAAACATATGATACTAAATTTATTAACTCACCTGATTCCCCACAGCTAAAGCAATTGAAAAGATACGGATACGAGGTACTAATACCAAAAGATGGTTTAGTCTCATGGTGATAGGGACAACACATATTAATATTTTCCGAAGTTACTTTCTGTCTAGTAAAAGCTGTAGGATTATATCTGTAATTCTCACTCTCCACCCATCTAACCCGCAAATCTTCTATAATTTCCTCAATGTTTACAGAATATTCTTCCATACCTCCCTTTCCCCCACTGTTCCCGTTAGTAAAAATATAACACATCATATCGATTTACGCAAGTAATTTATCAGACTTTTTTTAATATTGTCTAATTACATTGTACTAATTGTAGCAAACATTTGTTCTTTTGTAAAGGAATTATTTTTTAATTAAAATCGATAATCCCTTTATATCGTTGAAATCATGTCCTTTAGCTAATATGAAATTTTTTATATATTCTAATGCTTCAGAGAAATTCATATCATAGGGAAGATTTATTTCAGTAGTAAAAATTGTTTCTTCATCAGTTGTATACATGAATGAACATTTCATTATACTACCTCAATATCAATGGAAGATATATCATAAGAATTAATTACATATATTCTTCCTTCATTATCTACAAGGTGTATTGGCTTTTTCTTCTCGACATTCTCCGCAATCTTCCTTGAGTACTCAGCCTGAACTTCTCTATCAGTTAGTGATATTTCCTTCCTTTCTCTTGTCTCTTTATCTACTAAATAACCTTTAGGATCTTTCTCCTCTACAATTATTTGTTTCTTGTCTCCATTTCTCATACTTACAACTAACTTTAATTTAACTACCATTTAAACAATCCTCCTTTAACACATAGTCAATAACTTTCTTCCTTAAAAAGCTAATGCTTCTTCTTCTATTTCGCCATAATATCCTTTGTCTATATCTGCTCTTAGATAAATGTCTTTATCCTTCACCCCACCCCTATTCTTTTTAAGAGATAATTTCATTATCTCGCCATTGATAAGTCTTAAAGTGATTACCTTAGTGGATTTTTGAGCCGGAGTATCTGACTCCTGAATGTGATGTAACTCTGGTGAAGCCTTTGAATCTTTTTTAGCCTCCCTTGCAGAATCTCTACCTGCTTGTGCTACCCAAATAATTGGTGTCATTGTGTACATATTTACATCCCTTATATCATTAGATACATTTACTATCCTTTTTCTTATATCTCTCTCCCCTGTTCCGTCCGATAAGTCATACAATTGATCTACAACCATTAGTCCTGGTCTCTCGCTTTCGATTATGCTCCTTATATCATTGGGGGTAAATGCCTTACCTTTATTAGAATCCTCTGTCAGAATTAATAGGCTATTCGTTTTCTTTTCTAGTTCCTCTAAATACTCTCTGTATGCTTCTATATCTTGTAGCTTACCTTGGTTAAGCTCTTTATTAGAGAAATGTGCTCTCATGGTATCTAATCTATAAGCTACTTCTAACTCAGGCATTTCTGTCGATATATAGACTACCGGAACATTCATATTAGCTTTTAGAAATGACCACCATGCTTGATATGCAAAATACATACCCATCAACGATTTTCCTTCCCCAGATCTTCCTGCAATCAGAATTAAATCATCTTCCTTCCACCCACCGGTTAATTCATCTAAAGTACTAATCCCTGTACTAATTCCACTTAATCCTTCATTATTATGTGTCTTTAAATATTCTTCGTATCTGGCTTTAGCATCTTTTACCCAATCGTATCGTTCAATTCTTCCGGTATATGCTCTCATTATCGATTCAATGTCCGTTCTCATTTTGTTGACTGCTTCAATGACTTGCCCTTCGGACATCATCTCCGCACTTTCCACGAGGATAGGTCGATACTCCATATAAATTTTATTCTTCCTTAATTCATCTACTAAATATGGTACTGCATCTAACTCCCCTATTATCTCAAAATCTTCAAATTTATCTTTAACAGTTTCTAATGTGGGTAGAGATTTATTAGATTTTACATATTCTTCTATCCACTCAATTATCTCGGGTGTAGAGGTAAAGAAAGATGGATCAATATTGTTTGCTATAAGGAAATTTGTATCTCTACTATTAATATAATGGTTGATTAATTGAATTTCATTTCTCATCTCCCCGCCCTCCTTGCAGATAGAATTCTCCTGTCTGCCCCTTTAAATTCATGGCCTACAGCGTAATTTAGAATCCTCGATGTGTTCCTTACTCCTAAATTTTCAGGTTTACTTAATTCCGATACTGTCAGGTTTGAAGTATACACGGTGGATAAACCATTATTAAGTCTATTGTTTATAATCAAGTATGTTTGATCTCTTGTAAAATCACTATTTGTTCCAGAGCCAATGTCATCTAGTAGTAATAGAGGTACCTTGTCTACCATTTCTAGTGTGTCCTGAACTCTGTCTAAATCCCTTCTGTACCTTAAATCATCCATTAGATCAGCGTATACAATGAACAAAGCTAAGGGGGTTTCAAAATCAAATCTATTTGTTAAGCAAGTCTTATAAATATAATGATTTAAAAGTACACTAGCATTAAATGTTTTACCTGTTCCAGGATTAGCACCGAAGAAAAAGAAATTAGTTCCTTCGTCTATAGCTAGAACAATATTATCTACTATATGATTTATTGCCTCGAAAATTTCTTTATTACACTCATCTAAATCATAATTATATATGTTAGCATTAAGATACATCCTAGGGATTCTGGATAACTCTAATGCTCTATCTAATCTATATTTAGCACTGCACCATGGATTTTTACTACCCTGCACCTCCCCGTTGTAGATTTTACACCAGTCTCTAGCTCTACAGTCTTTACAATCTTCATAAATCATATCAATCCCACCCTAAATCTTTTAATTGTTGATCCCACTCACCTGTAACATCAGGCTCATTTTGTGGCTTCTTATAATTAGGTAATTTACCAGTGGAATCATAATTATCTAAAACTGTCTGGGTGTAGTTGGAGCAAAATATTCTTAAAGTTTTAGTAGGGAAGAAATCTAAATCTATGAAGATTTCCATGTACTGTCTTACGAGTTCTTTGTCTTTAATCTCTAACACTCTTTTTAATTGCTTTAAATCTCCTTTATTAGGTATATAGGGTTTATTGAATTTAAATTGGTAAAGATACTCGAAATATTTTGCGAAAGTGTGTAAGTTCCATTCCTCAACTTTATCTTCAAAAGTTACTTTTTTCTTTCTCTTTACATCACTCATCTCTGTCTCTACTTCTAGAGATTCCTCGATTATGTTAGGTAAGTCCAAAATATCCCTCCTTTTCTCATCACAGTTAATATACGAATACAAAACAAAAAATGAATAAAAATATTTGACGAAAATTTTATTATGTGCTATACTATTATGGGAACATCGCTTATAGTTAATGGAAGGAGGTTGACAATGTTAGAAAAATTTTTAAATCGTTTAGAAGTTGAAAGAAATTATTCAGAACATACAGTAAGTGCATATAGAACAGACTTAGAACAATTTCTGAATTTTATATGTACTCTAGGACACAAAGATATAAAAGATGTAACTAGACACGATATACTAAATTTCCTTAAATATTTAAAGCTAGGAGGTTTGAGCCCTACTACATCGAACAGAAAACTAGCAGCTATAAAATCCTTCTATAAATTTCTAATGGTGGAGGGAGTTGTTAATGTAAATCCAGCAGAACTTATAGAATCGGCAAAAACTGAAGAGAAAGTTCATAGAATTGTTACTACAGATGAATATCAGCACATGATGAGCATAATCGATAAATTAGAAAATAGGGCACTAATCGAATTATTGTTTACTACGGGAGTGAGAAGGGAAGAAGTAATTACATTAAGAAGAAGTAATTTCAATTTCAATCAAGGTATATTAAAAATAAACGGAAAAGGTAAGAAGGAAAGAATGATTCCAATAATACCTGAAATAATACCTAATACAATATTATGGCTAGAGCAACATGACAACGAGTGGGTATTCCCTTCCAGTAAAAATCCTAGTAAGCCTAATACAGTAAGATGGGTTAATAAGGTAGTAAGGAAGTGGGCAGATAAAGCAGGATATATTGATATAACTCCCCACTCCTTCCGCCACGCCTTCGGAACCTACCTCTATGAGAACGGAGCAGATGCAAAGGCTGTACAAGAAATGATGGGGCACGAATCTATAGATACAACAAATATTTACGCACAAAGTTCTATAAAAAGAGCTAGACAAGAATTTATAAAAGCACATCCATTAATAAAGAGACCTTAATAGGTCTCTTTGTTACATTATAAAGGCATAGTCTCCACCGTCATCTATCATTAAGAAACAATCTAAATCCGCTATACCTTCTTTTCCTTCTATTACTAACCTTCCATCTATTTCAAATCTTCTCTCGATACTTATAAATGACTCTAATTCAGATACCCAGAATACTCTTACAGTTATATCAGCTTCAATTTCTGTCTCTCGTGAATATCTTGGTACTTCTATATTGCTATCTACTTCATCTTGACTATCTATTTTAGGTACCTCAATGCTAGCATCTATATTAGAACGGAACAATACATAAACGCTACTGTCAATTTCCGTATCCCTATCGTATCTAGGTAGTTCAATTATAGAGCCTAAATCAGTATCTTCTATTCTCCTAACAACTAAATTACTTTCTATATTGAATTCCCTATCTTTTCTCTCTAT